TGTACCTATAATCAGCTCAGAATAGAGGATATAAATATTTTAGTAAGATGTGAATTGACAAGGGTAATTAAATATCACCCAAAGAAAGAATTTATTATAGAATTGATACATAATGTTTATTGATAAGAAAGAACTAGCAAAAAAGCTAAACAAACCGATCAGTGAAGTTGTAGTTGGATTTACTGCATCATCATTTGATTTAATGCACGCCGGGCACATAGTAATGCTTCAAGAATCAAAGCAACTATGTGATTATTTAATCGTAGGTCTTTTAACAGACCCAACTCTGGACCGACCCGACACGAAGAACAAACCTATTCAATCTATCTTTGAGAGATATGTTCAAGTTGCTTCTTGCCAATATGTAGATGAAGTGATACCATTTGAAAGCGAAAAAGATTTAGAAGACATGATTTTAACAATAAACCCCGATATAAGAATCTGCGGTGAAGAATATAAAAACAAAGAACATACAGGAAAAGGATTATGCAATATCCATTATAATAAGAGAAGGCATTCTTTTTCCACCAGTGAATTAAGAGAAAGAGTAAGTAATGGAAAGTAAATATACATACGCAAGCATCATACCACTTATTGGTGGAGAAACAATCGCAATGCAAAATGCCTTTGGAAAAAGACCTACACATATTATGTCTTACGAAGCATTTCAAGCAAACGATTCGCAACTATTAAATTATTATAAGAATGAAGTTCCTTATCAATTATTAGATAACTTTACTGGTTATTTAAGAGAAGTTGATGTAGTTAATTCAGTTTGTCCTTGTGCAGGTCTTTCTATGTTAAATGTAAATGCTAGTTCTGATTCTTCTACAAATGATTGGATGGTTGAGTCAGCAAATTATGTATTAGAGAAAGTTCAACCAAAAGTATTTTGGGGTGAGAATGCTCCTGGTCTTTATGGTAACATGGGTAAACCTGTAGTTGAGAAACTGAGAAAGGTTGGTCAAAAGTATGGATATACATTTTTACTTTATAAGACTCGTTCGAATCTACACGGAATCGGTCAAGTACGTAATCGTTCTTTCTATTTCTTTTTCAAAGATACTGATACTCCTGTATTTGATTACTTTGATAAACCAATGGAAAAGATTGAAGACATTATTCGAAACGCATATGTTTCAGATGATGACCCAATGAATGAATTGGTTAACGATAAGAAACCAAGTGAAGACCCATGGTACAAATTTATTTTAGAAGAAATACACGATGGTATGAGCCACAAAGATTTCTTCGACCAATTAGAAAAGTCCACAAATACTTTAAACTACATTGAAGAAAAAATGGGATTGGATTATTATCCTAAACTTTCAGAATGGTTTAAAGAACGTGGTTACGATAAGGAAGCAGCTAAATGCTTACGTATCGATGCTAAATATAAAGCGGGTGGTAACATTATGAAACGAGGAATAGAATTTGGTAAAGGCCATACTTCTGCATTCGTTGGTCACTTTGCTACTCAATTAGCTCACCCCGATGAAGATAGATATATCTCTATTCGTGAAGCTTTGTCCATTATGAAAATGCCTAAAGATTTCCAACTTCAAGGCGGACGAAAGAATCTGAATATGATATGTCAAAATGTCCCTGTTTGTACAGCTCAAGATATGGCAGAGAATGTCTTAAAATATCTTGAAGGCGGATGCGATACTATGCAAACAGATTTCATCAAACAAAATAATACGAATAGAACTATCGAGTATGTGAATAATACCACAACACTCGATGAGTTTTTCGTTGACAATATCTCAAATTAATGTATTATATAACTTATGTCACTATTAGATAAATTAAAGAAATCGTCAAAGATTGCCGGCTCTTCGGTTCTCGCTGACTCAAAGTTCTTTCGAGAAAAAGAACAAACACCGACACCAGTGCCTATGGTAAACGCGGCACTTTCAGGTTCGCTAGACGGAGGATTATCCTCTGGTTTAACTGTTTTAGCAGGCCCATCAAAACACTTCAAGACTTCATTTGCATTGTTGATGGCATCTGCTTATTTAAAGAAACACGAAGATTCTGTATTGATTTTTTATGATTCAGAATTTGGTTCACCACAATCATACTTTGAAAGTTTTGATATTGACCTAGAACGTGTACTACATACTCCTGTTACTAATATCGAAGAATTAAAATTTGATTTAGTTCATCAATTAGAAAATATTGGTAGAGACGAAAAAGTAATTGTAGTAATTGATTCTGTAGGTAATATCGCTTCAAAGAAAGAAGTCGAAGATGCATTGAATGAAAAGTCAGTTGCTGATATGACTCGTGCTAAAGCGTTGAAAGGATTATTCCGTATGGTAACTCCTAAGTTAACTATGAATGATATACCTTTACTTGCAGTGAACCACACATATATGGAACAAGGATTATTTCCAAAAGCAATTGTTTCAGGTGGAACTGGCGTAATGTATTCTGCAGATAATGTATGGATTATTGGTCGTCAGCAAGATAAATCAGGTAGTGAAATACAGGGTTATCACTTTATTATTAATGTCGAAAAGTCACGATTTGTAAAAGAGAAGTCAAAGATTCCGATTTCAGTATCGTGGGAAGGCGGCATTCAAAAATGGTCAGGTCTACTAGAAGTTGCTCTTGAGACAGGACATGTAATTAAACCCAAGAATGGTTGGTATCAAGCAGCACATAAACCAGACTCTGGTAATATCCGAGCTGCTCAAACAATGACATCTGAATTTTGGACTGATATGTTCGAACAAACAGATTTCAAGCAAGTTATCGAAAATAAGTATAAGGTTGCACATTCATCAATGATTGAAGAAGTTAGTGAAGATGAGTAAACCACCAAATGTAGTTACCGTAGAGCGACAAGGCGCTGACTTCTATGCTCTACGCGTCACCGAAGGTGAATACGAAAATGTAATATTCACCATTGGTAAGGTTCAACTAGTTGAAAATGAAGAGAAAACTGAGTGTACTCTCAAGTATGATTTCAAGATTGACAAAGTACCAGAACCGTATAATATAAAAGAATTAAATGATAACATAGATTTTAAGAATACCGTTGGAGATATTTTAGTAAGTCTACTTGAAGAAAGTTCAAAAATAGATGCAGAAAAACCTAAAGAAACAGATACTGAACAGTCTAGTACATAGCGAGAGCTATTGTAGAAAAGCTTTACCACATATTAAGGCAGAATATTTCGAGAAAGAATATCGACCTGTTTATGAGTTGATACTTTCATTTATCAGAAGTTACAATAAGTTACCCACATCTGCCGCGTTACAAATCGAGTTTGGAAGCTCTGATTATACGACACGAAAAGATGTGAACGAGATTACCAAACTCATCACTTCACTTGATACAAAGAGTGAAGTTGATGAGACTTGGCTCGTCAATTCAACTGAAAAATTCTGTAAAGACCGAGCAGTTCAAATCGCCATTATGGAGTCTATCGACATACTTGATGGTAAAAAGAAAGATAAAGCAGAAGGTTCAATACCAGAAATATTATCAAAAGCCTTATCAGTTTCATTTGATACAAACATCGGTCACGATTATATTGACAATGCTGATGAACGTTATGACTTCTACAAAAAGAAAGAAGATAAGATTCCGTTCGATATTAATATGCTCAATACTATCACGAAAGGTGGTATCTCTCGAAAGACTCTAAACATTATTCTTGCAGGAACAGGTGTCGGTAAATCACTTGCCATGTGTCACTTTGCTTCTGCTGCTTTATCTGATGGAAAGAATGTATTGTATATTACATTAGAAATGGCTGAAGAAAAGATTGCTGAACGTATTGATGCTAACTTATTTGATATCAATATTGCTGAAATCGAAAGTATGCCAAAAGATATATTCGATAGTAAAGTTAATACTATTAAGAAGAAGACTCAAGGAAAACTAATCGTAAAAGAATATCCTACTGCTACTGCACATGCTGGTCACTTCCGAGCTTTACTTGATGAACTAAAACTAAAGAGAGCATTTACACCTGATATTATCTTTATTGATTATCTGAACATTGCAGCTTCCTCTCGTATGAAAGGACTAGGTGGTTCAATCAATACTTATTCTTATGTAAAAGCGATCGCCGAAGAATTAAGAGGTCTCGCAGTTGAGTTCAATGTACCTGTCTGGTCTGCTACTCAAGTAACTCGTACAGGATTTGGAAATACCGATGTTGAGATTACTGATACTTCGGAATCATTTGGACTTCCTGCTACAGCCGATTTAATGTTAGCATTGATATCAACAGAG